ACTTTCACACGTCCCGATGGCAGCAAGTTTGTTTTCTACACTGGAGATGTTACCATACCTGCAGGTCAAACGGTAGTAACCAAGACCGCACCAATGGCATTGCCGAACAACCAATCGGGGCCATCTTTATTCTCACTCACAATCGACCCGAACATGGTGATTAAAGAAACGAATGAGAATGATAACACCATTAGCACAGGTCTAACTATCACAATGGCTAACCCACCTGCACAGGGTTTGGATGCAGCCGTTACAATTGATGGTTACGAATGGCTCGATGCTAACCGCGTGCGCATACGTTACACGTTCTACAACAAAGGAACGGTTACAATCACAAGTATGAAGGTAACACACGGCCTCGTTGGTGGCTTCACAGGTAGTTGGAATAGAGCTGACAAGATTGATGTTGGCCGTAGTCAAACATTCGCAAGTGTTTACAACGTGAATTCACCACCAACACCATTGCCAACAGACTACGTGCTTACAATTACAGCGGTAAATGGTGTACCGGATAACGACAGCACCAACAACACCGCACGTTTGCAGATTATATCGTTTGGTATTGTTACAACAGGCACATCAAACCATGTAGTATTGTGATTCAATACAGCATATCCACGCTCCACCAAACCAATAACAAGACCACTTGCCGGGTTAATATTACTATTAGAGTTTTGGCCGTACACTTCATACCTGTATCTGCCCGCTAAGGTAAGGCCAACAGTTGTTATTTCAAGCTGTGTTATACGTGTGTTCTCGTTGAGTATGGTTGCAACCTGTGCAAGCTTATTGCCCGTGGTGCTATTCTCTTCGTGCGTTAGCACAATCAAATAATCTGTATATGGTGTGGCAAAGTATTGCCGTGCTTCGTCAAGTGACAAAAACACTTGCTGTGTTGGTGTGTTAGTCTGTAAATATATCATGCTACTTTATTTAAAAAGGGGCAAGTAAAAACCTGCCCCCTTTAGAATACAACAAGAACACAACGGAAAACTATCTTAGTAAGCAGGGCTTACAGTAATACCAGCGAAGTTGTCGAATGGTACTGAAGTAAAAGGCTCGAGGTGTACAGCAGGCTCAAGGTTCTCTGCAGTAGTTGTCACCTGATAACCCATCAAATCCGCCTTTTGCTGTCCTGATTGAACAGTACCTGCAGTAAGCTGTGCACCTTCGCCAACACCAACCAAAAGGATTTGGTCATCATTGGTGCGAACAAACACAATCATTTTCGCTTTGGCAACAAGCAAAAACTCGTTGCGCATATCTTGGTTCAGTTTACCGAAAGTCCATCCCACTTCTTGTGAAAAGAACAAAGTACCTGTTTCCAAATTCTTTTGAACCGTTTCAACGTATGAACCTGAATTACGGAAAGGTACATAGCGATAGATAGTTGCAGTAGGCAATCCATCAACTTCGCCATTAGTACCACCGAAAGTAATTCCTGATTCGAAATCTTCGTAGTTAGCAATCAATACTTCCTTTACACCACCGATACCTTCAAGGCATCCAAGCGTAAAACCTGTAGTTAATTCACAAGCCATATTTTATATAGTTTAAAAAGGGGGCTGTTACACCCCCCTTTGGTTAATGATTATGCACCCCAGTAGGTGATGTCTTCTGCAACAGCAATCTGTGCACCGAGGTAGAAGCGTGCACCGTAACGCACGTTCTGTGATCCATCCAAGTTCTGCATATCCAAGATGAACACTTCGTTCATTTGGTTTTCTTGCCAAGTACCAAGCATCAGGTTTGACTTCTGTGCGAAAATCAAAACATCATCAGACATACCCGGACATACTGCGATATCGTACATACCTACGAAACGCTTGTTAACTTCAGGGCCACCTGTCAAGTACCAGCCGTTACCTGCAGCGATTTGCGCTTGCATGTAGGCTTCCCATGCAACCTGTCCCATGTAGATGGTTGGCTTTTCAGCAGCACCTTTTACACCGCTTGGAGCAGCAGCAATCAAAGACCAGATAGCACCTACGATTGTAGTATCATCGAGTGTACCTGTACCTGCGCTAGGTGCAGCAGAAGCAGCAATCAAAGTTTCGAATCCATCGTACTGACCTGCAGTAGCGTTAACACCTGACCACATGATTGTCTCGTTGTTGGCAGCAATACCGCTTACCAAACGCTCAACAATTGCGTCTTGGATTTGAGTGTTTACACGGCCTGACATTACATCAGCAGCAGACCAGTCTGTAAAGAAGTCCTTCTTACAGATTTGACGCTGTACCTGGAACTCTTCAAGAGTCAAGATACGCTCGGTCAAAGTGATAGTACCTGTTGGGGTAAAGTCACATGTGCCTGCAGCGAAGGTTACAGTATCTTCAATTTTACGTGCTACTGATTTGTAGGGCACGTTTGGTTTCATAGTAACGTACTGTGCAGATACGTTTGAAACAAGGGCCTTGCGGCAAATTTCACCAGCTAATTCACCTGCATAGGTGGTGGTGAGTGAAGTTGTTGTTGGCATACTTAATTTAAATTATGAGGTGAATTATTTACTTTGTTTAGAGCGAATGCTTTCCATGAAGTCGCTGAATGAGTTACCATTCGATGCTACTACAGGCGCGGCATTCTTTTTAAATTCTTGAGATTTTACAGAAGGTACAGCAGGTGCTTTCTTAACTGAAGCAAGTTCAGCCTTTACAGCATCCGCATCATTCTTAGCGTTTTCTACTGCCGCAGCTAGTTCGGTTTTTTCAACCTCTAATGCAGCAATGCGCTCAGACAATTGACCAATAACAGCAACGAGGTCTTCGCTGCTCATTTCGGTAGATTGTTCTTCGCGTTCGATTTCAGCAACTTTACCATCTTCGCCTACTACGACTTTGGTAACACCGTCCTCTAACAGGTACTCACCTGCAGGTACTGGCACTGGATTACCTTCAGCATCTTGTGTGTAGATGTCTACACCTACTACCCACTCATCAGCGGTAGAATAGATTTTAGTACCATCGGCCAAAGTGCCTTCTACTGCAAACTTTACTTCCGTTGCCGGAGCTTCAGCAGCCGCAGTTTCTTCTTCGAACTTGATACCAACTGTTGAAGGGTCAATACCGTACTTATTGAAAACGGATTTGATTTGTTCTTTGATATTCGACATTGTTGGATATTTGGATATAGTAGACAAAAGATGATTTTGTTACATCCAACAATTTTCATTATCTTCGCTATGTAAAAAAATACATACAATATGAAGACACAACCGACCGCGATGCACTCAAAGGTTACCGTACGACTAACCGAAAGGCAATTGAAAACACTTCAGAAAACGGCTAAGCAGCATAAGATGAATGTTGCTGAATATGTCCGCGCTTGTATCATCTGATAGTTTTGTTTTGGTTAAAAAAAGAAGGCCCTCGTTAGGGCCTTTCTTTTTAATCTAAATACCTTTAACCACTAATATGCTATTTAACCGCAGCTAATATAGCACTATTTTTTAATCTGCAAACGTGCCGTATTATTTGTCACATCATTATCAGGCACACCATTCACGGCTGTAATCGTAATCACGTAATCCGTAGGCAATGCAACAGGTGGCATAGTCACATTATACACGCTCGCAAAGGTCGCACTTCTACCAACTTCTATACGATCTGTACGGTTCCATGTACCTGTGTACCCACCAACGAGGCCGTGGTTTACTTTCATGCTGGTAATTACCACGCTGCCTTTGTTGTAGAAGGTGTAATAGATACGCACACGGTTAGCATCGAGCCATTCGTAACGGTCTATTGTTACGCTTGCATCCAGTCCTGCGGCAGGTGGGTTAACAAGTGTAATAGTTGTGCCTGTGCTAATCGTGTTATCATTCTCATTGGTTTCCTTTATGACCATATTCGGGTCAATGGTAAGTGAGAAAAGAGCATTGCCTGTTTGATTATTAGGTAATGCAAAAGGTGCAGTCTTAGTTACTACGGTTTGACCTTTCGGTATGGTCACATCCCCGGTATAGAATATAAACTTAGTACCATCGGGTCTAGTGAATGTAAGCTGCACGGTAGCAATTACATCGGATGTATGCACCTTATCCAAATTAACGCTGTATGTAACATTAACACTAGAGCCTTGCACAGCCGTTGCAAGTGTAGAGATATTACCAAACAGGTTGTATTCAGCAACAGGTACGGGTGTAGGGTCGCCACCGTCTAAAGTCTTTGCAATAGTCACGGCATTGTACATATTCACCACACCATAACCCAACTCTAAACTCTTACCGTTTACATCGTAGGTATACCCTCCAGTCTTGCGGCATGATTGTCTAAGCACATCGGTTACCTGCGCCTCTGTAAGTGATGGATTGGCAAGTATTACACTAGCCGCTGCCGCTGCCATGACTGGGCATGAACATGATGTACCACTGAACGCTGTATAGTTACTGTCAGGCTTATAACCCGCTGCACCCATACGGTCAGTTGTTGGGCATGATGTGCCGGGAGCAGCAGCAAATGTCTTTGGCCCGTAGTTACTAAATGATGCACGGGCATTTGACTGAGTAGATGCACCTACTGCATGTACCATTGGGTATATTGCAGGTGCCTGTGTGAAGTTAGGATTGTTTTGATTACCTGAACTTGCGAAGATTGGTATACCCTTACCATTACGCCCTACTGTTTTTGCTGCCGTTAATGCGTTTTGAAATAGCGGGTATGCGTTTGAACTACTACCTCCCCAACTCATTGATATAGCAAGGCAGTTAGGGTTAGCTATTGCCTTATTAGCAGCACGTGTTACGATGGTGTCCGATGTGGAAAAGCTACCACTTGAACTCGAACCGTAACCGATGTGCAGAAATTGCACCTTCAGTTTGTTGTTACCTAGTGAGGACACACCTATGCTGTTATCTGTTGCTGCGCATATTAATCCGCTGCAGGGTGTTCCGTGCCTCTCGTACTCACTTACGGGTCTTACATCGGGAGCATCCGTTACACAGTTCCATGATGTGTCACTTATTCTACCTGCTAAGTCTTCATGGTCAACATCGCATGCAATATCCAGTACTGCAACCTCACCATATGCTGCACCATCAATCAGGCTCCAAGCTTCTGCCGCTTGCATGTTAGGCAAGTGCCATTGACCGCTGTAAGTATATGCATCTGCATTGGTATCAAATGGCTGTATATAATCAGGCTCTACGCTCGTGAATAGTTTGCTATTCATAAGTGAAATGTAGAACTCATTGAAGGCAGCAAAGGCAGGTACTTCTACGAATAAAGTATTAGTAATGTGGAATGTTTCCTTAACTTCTACTTTATTCTTTTTGCAATATGCAATTGCTGCATCTAAGTCAGGTGCAACAAGTATAGCAAGACCTGTAGCGATTTGGTCTAGTGATCCATCAACCTCGTTAACCTGTGACACCTTTGAATGGTCAGCCTTAACTGGCTGTTCATCTTTAAACACGATGATGCCAAACGGCTCGTGTACTGCAACTACATTAGGCTTGGTTTTGTTCTTGTCAAAAGACGCACGGTCTTTGAATTTGACGCTGTTTATTTTCATTTTGATGGGTTTACTTTGCTCAATAGCTGGTCAAGTTCTAGCACCAACTCAGCTTCGTAATTCTTGACACCACTCATGGCTACACCTACCTCGTTAAAAAAGCCTTCAATGCTATAGCCTTTTATCTTGCCTTCCTTCACATCATTCCACACATGTTCCTCGTCTACCTTCGTACCTATAAACCATGTACCATCGGGAAGTTCAGGCAATCCAAGTTCGATGCTCTTATCATTCTTGCCCTCTTTAAGCCATGATTCTACAACTGTTACACCCGTTACGGGTATCTCATGCTGAAGGTTAGTGGTGTGTTGCAGGTTCTTTTTAAAGAATTGATGCGCGATAGCTTGCACAGTTGCCTTTTCAAAGTACACGTAGTAGGCTTCGCCTTTATCATCATAGCGTAGTATCTCTTTATCCGGGATAAGTGCAGGGCCGTACAACATTCTACGTTCTTCATTCAATGCACTTAGCTTCATCTTGCTGAGTGCAATCCAGTTTTCTTCTATTGCGGGCATGTCCACAAGTCCCATTGCCGTAATACCCAAACGACCTTCTTCATCTATTACACACTTAACTACTTTTCTTTTTTCCATGTTTCAAAGTTATTTATATTTGTACGGTTTCGTCATAATTCAATCAATTGTTTTCAAGGCACGAGCCGTCCAAACGTGGGCGGCTTTTGTTTTATCCTATCCGTGCAAGGTCTTCAACCTTTGTTCTTACTTCCTGTTGACTTGCCACATCACCCGCAAGTACATACGCACGGGGCGTTAATTGCTCTGGTCTATCTTGCAAGAATGAAGATGCAAGCGGATTAAACTGTGCAGGTTGTGAACCTGTATCACCACCGCCCCCACCAATTGATGGAGTAGTAGGTGTATCTACACCACCGCCACCACCTTCAAACTTGGTTGCTGCAATCTTAGCAACCTGTGCCACACCTGTTGCAGTAGCAAGTGCAAGCGATGCAATACCAGCGGGGTTAGGTACAGGGCCAATTGCTACCGGGGCAGATGCAAGTGATGCTGTTATAGCTTTTGCCGCATCAATGGTTGCCGCACCTATCTGCAATGCTTTCTGAAATTTAAATTGTTTTTTGGCCAACGCTTCTTCTTCCTTACTACCTTTTTTGACTTTCGCCATCTTGTTAGCAAATACAACATCATTCAAAGCACTAACTGCATTCAATCCTTTTTCTGCCCATTCAATACCTTTTTGTATTGTTTCAAGTTGTTCCTGTCGTTTTTGTTCCTCTGATAGTTTGGTTTGCTCTACACCTGCATCTTCATATTTCTTTTCAATGCCTAAGAGTTCTTCGCCTAACTTAGTTTGTAGGTCTTTTGTATTAATGCCTGCAGCATCCGCAGCGGCGAATAACTTTTCGTACTTCTGTGTAACGGCAAGTTCTTCTTTTTCTTGATCAGTTAGGGTGTTTTGAAAATTCTCATCTTCTAATGCAGCTAATTGATTGTAGTATTCTTCAGTAGCTTTTCTTCTACGTTCTGCTTCAGCTAATGCCGCTTCTGTTTTTTTCTTTTCCGAATCTTCAAACTCCTTCAGGTTTTCCTCGTATAACTGATTCAGCAAATCACTAACTTCTTGTTCAGCTTTTAGCTGTGCATCTGCTGCATCCTTTGCGGCTTTAGCTTTATCATCCGCTGCCTTTTGAGCAGCCGCCTTTTCTTTTGCATCCTGTGCGTTAAGTATTCCATCACGCTGGTTGTTTAAGGACACCAAAGTTTTTTCAGCATCTTTAACTATTTGTTCTTGCTCTTTGCGCTCTTTCTCGGGGTCGAATATCTTCTTAACTACAAAGTTGTTTACATCTTCAAATACCGATGTAACATCAATCTTTTCTATTCCCAGTCCTAACTTGTTAAGGATATCAATGCTACCATTTACAAAGCCTTCAAAGAACTCAGCAAGTTTGCGCTGTGGAAACGTAACAAAGTCGAGAAATGTCTTTAGGTATTGCGCATTACGTTCAGCTGCTTTTATTTGCCCTTCTGCTTGTATACGTGTAGTTTCAAGTACTGCCTGTTGTTCAAGTATAGCTGTGTCTAATGCTTGTAATTTTAAGTCAGTAATTTGCTTTTCAGTTAAGCCTTGACGTTTTAATGATTCTTCCTGCGCACTTATGCTATCAACTTGCTGCTTTGCGAGTGCAGCTTTCTCCTGCTGTATTGCTAAATTCTTTTGGTCTGCTTCACTAATACCATCTAATCCTGTGATGAATTGTGATGTGTATGAAATAGCAACTGCAAGTGCAGCACCGATTAAGAAAATAGGATTAGTAAGAAGAGCCTTACCAACTGATGCAAGTGTGCTACCTAATGACTTTATGCCATTCGTAATATCTCCAAACTTTATGCTTGTGATATTTTGAGCAAACAACTTAGCACCTTCAGCAGCACCTGCGAAATCGAGATTAGCCAAACGACCTGTAAGCAATCCTGCACTATTGCCCAACCTTTCGAAAGCACTACCTGCTTGCGTACCTAC